CTTCACTCATTTATGAATCTCCTATAAGTCCTAATGACCTACCTTCTCTTTGTTCTAAACTGATAACCTCACCCGCTCTATCTTGTAGCATTATTTCAATAACAGGTGTTCCACTAGAATCTTGATCACCAATATTTTGACCCGCTTGAGTGTCTGGAATACCTGCTGCCTGTATAAAGTTAGGTGCTATAGCCGCAGGTACTACTAACTCATTTGGTTCTAATAAAGTAGGTACTCTATCTCTAGCCCCACCAGATGTAGGAGGAACAAAACCACCTGTTGCAGCAGATGAAATTGTTTGCTGTTGTTCTACACCAAAAGCAATTAATGCCCCCGCAGCAGCAGCACCTAATACAGGCCCTATAATTGGAATACCTGCTAAAGAGGTATATGCTTTAATAGCACCTTCAGCAGTTGCAATTGCAGCGTTAACTCTAGCAGCAGCTTTTCCAATTCCTTTTAAAGTTGAGTTCCTAGATCTTGATAATTGTGCTAGTTGTGCTGAAGTACTTTTTACACCTTGTACTTCCTCTTTATTAAAAAACTCTTTTAAGTTTGCAATTGTAGTTCCAAACTTAATTTCATCTTGTTTAAATTGGTTCCTTTCTTGAATTTGTCTTTGAAGCTTTTGTTCAGAAGCTTTTTTTTCAGCTTCTTTTTGTGTGTCTATGTTTTCGGCTAATCTAGCTCTATCCTCTTCATCAAATTGTGCTTGTTGCTCTTTACTTAACTCTCTTATCTCTTCATCTAAAGCAGCCCTTTCTTCAAGCCTTTCAGCAGCCCTTTCATCTTTAGCAGCTTCAAACTCTTCTATAGATGCTAATTCCTCTTCATGTTTTAAATTTAAATTTTCTAAAGCTAATTGTCTTAACTCTTGATCTTTTATTTTTCTAGCTTCTGCAAATTCATTTTCTATTTCTTGTTTTCTTTGTAGACTTTCTAACTCCTGTTCAGTTGATCCTTCATTTCTTTCTTTTTGTAATGCCAGTAATTGTTCATTTTCAGCTTTAGCAGCTTCAATTCTTTTTTGGGTAGCTTCATCAACTATAGCTTGTTTAGCCTCTTCATTTGCTTTTAAAGATTCTTTAGCAGCTTCACCTTGCTGTTCTGGTGCTGCTAGTGGTATTTCTTGATCACTAATTCCTGCATCAAAATCAGCTAATGGGTTTGTTCCATCTGATGTAGGTCTAACTAATAGCTCACCTGTTCCAAAGTCTTTAGATGTTTCTATTTGCTTTTGTCTTAACTCTTCAAGTTTATCAATTCTATCTTGTATCTGTTTAACAGCTATAGATTGACTTGGATCTTTTCCTGATTCTTCAGCAATTTTTTTATTTCTCTCTAATGCTTTTCTTTGCTCTTCTAGCTTACTATTTATTTGATCTAAACCTTGTGTTTCAGGTTCAGATAAAGATGCTTTTAAAGCAAAAAACCCTGCTGTTAAAGCCGCTACACCTGCAACAGCAATTCCAATTGGCCCTGTAACAGCTAACCAAAAACCTGAAGCCGCAATTGTTGCGGGTAAAAATACAGCACTTAAACCGCCAATTATTGCTGATAGTTTAATTGCCCCTAATAAAAATGCTGTTGTACTCGCAACAACTCCTGAAATAACACCGCCCCATTTCAAAAAACTAGCTATTGCTGATAATGTAGACTTATCAGTTTCAGCAATTGATTTTATAACTCCATTTAAACCTTTTAAAAGTTCTGTAATTTGTGGAGCTAATTGCTCACCAATATTTGTTTTTAGGTTTTCAAAATTGTTTGCTGTTCTTTGTGCTTCAGATGATAAAGTATTAAAAGCTTTTGCGGCTTCAGCATTTAATGCTGTTGCATTTCTTGTTTCATCACTGGCAACTTTTAAAGTTTTTCCAAGTAGCTCTGAATTTTTAGCCAATACAGGTAACACTTTTAGAATTTCATCGCCTTTTAAATTAAAGGCTTCTAAAGCTTTTGTTGTAGATCCACCCGCTGCATCTATTCTTCCTAACCCTTCAACAAATGCTTGGAAAACCCTAGTTGAATCCTCTTCAAAAGTTTTTCTTAGATCTTCTCCTGCTATACCTGTTACTCTTGAAAGGTTTTCTAAAGCAGCACCGCCTTCTCTAGTTGCTTTATCAATCTCTCTAAATGCTCTACCAACTGCTGAACCACCTAATTCAGATTGAACACCGACTGATTTTAAAGCTGTTGCTAGTGCTGCTGCTTGTGATGCTGAAACATTAAAAACTGTAGTTGCTCTTGCTACTTCTGTTGTTGATTTAACAATTTCTGATTCAGTTGCAGCAAAATTATTTCCAAGAGCTACAATAACAGAACCAAAGTTATCAATTGTAGAAATTGATTCTTTAGTTACATTTAAAATTCTTGTTAATGATATTGCAGCTTGCTCACCTGTTAAGTCTGTTGCCACACCTAATTTAGCAATAGTGTCTGTAAATTTTATTAAATTTTGTTCACCTGAAACACCTAATTGCCCTGCTGCTTGAGCAATACCTAAAAGGTCATTAGTTGAGACTGGTATTGTAGAAGATAACTTTTGAAACTCTTTACCAAAACTAGCTAGTCTTTTGCCTTCAATATTCGTTGTTTTCCCAACTCCAACTAACGCTTTTTCATAATCAGCAAATGATTTTACTACTACTGCAATTGATGATGCAAAGCCTGCAAATGCAAGTGCTGAAGCTTTTGCGGTTTTTGTTAGTACTTTATCAAGTGATGCTGTTTGTTTTTTTACTTTGTCTATTTCATCTAAAAAATCTTTAGCTGTTCCATTAATACTAATTACTAATTTATTATCACTCGCCATTACAATTCCTTTTGGGTTTTCTCATACCTTTCTTTAAGGCTTTTAAGCGCTTCCTGCGCTTGTTTTTCTTGATCCTCTTCTTGCTCTTCGCTTATATCTTCATATTTAATTCTAGGGGTTAATTTTTTATCTGCTAAAGCTGCTTTAACCTCAAGCTCTTCATGCTGTTTATCTCCAATAGTTTTTAATAAAATATGTAGGTGCCTTAAAGTTAAGTTATAAAATTCATCAATCTTATAACCATATCTTTTTGCGACTGTATCAAAATATCTTGCATAACAAGGTTTTGAATCTTCAGTTCCACCTTTTATTTCCTGAATTTCTTTATATCTTTTTTTGTTTTTAATTAAAGGCATTGATTTAACAAAGCAATCATTTAAACATTCTGACATTAATGATGCTTTAGTTGTTAATGACTGTTCTGTTTTTTTGTCTTGGAGAGTGTTTTTAAAATTTTCAAAGTTGTGATTAAAAATGCTTTTATCTATAACTAAAATCCAAACAACATCAAAAATTATAAATGGGTTTTCTTTTATTTTTTCAAAGATTTTGTTTATAGAACCATACTTATCTTTAAAAATTACATCTTTTTCTAAAGTGATTAATGACAATTCAATTTCTAAATTGTCTATTATTAATACAGGTTTTCTTGGATTAAAATCTTCAACTGTAAACATTATTATCACCTCAAATTAAAGTGTACATTTTTTACACACTTTTAGCACTATTATAATGGTATGACAAATTGTTATAACATTTTGTTGCGTCAAATTTGTATTGGTGGTATTGTTGGTTATGGAAAAACGAATTAAAAAAAATAAAAGCGCTCTTAAGCAGCGAAAACTTTATACCAAAAGAATTAAAAGAAGCTGCTGAGAAGAGATTAAAACAATTAGAAAAGGAACTCCATGCGACTAAAGAAAAACAAAAATAATAAAAGTGAAAGAATTACTTTTAGAAGTACTATTAATGATTCACATAAGATCCAACAAAAAGCAAACATCTATACAGATGGAAATATTTCTGAGTATGTTTTGTTTGCTTCATTAAATTTTGTTCCAAGTAAAGATGATTTTGAAGAGGAAAAAAGCCCTTCCAAAAGGAAGGGCCGAACCAAAAATAGTTAATAATCTTCCTTGATTACTAAGCTGATTTTTTAGCTCTAATAACGGCAACTGTGTCATTCACTGAATCTTGAACTAGTTTCATTGCTAGTTCTGGAATTGCAAATGTTTGTTCCTCAAAAGGAATTGGCATTCCAGATCCTACCACTCGATAAAGTTCCATTTCAAAAGTGTCGCCATTTGCTCTTTTTTGTCCTAAACATAATTGTCTATGTTCAGGGAAAATTGTAGACGCTGAACCAATACTAATTTCAGAAACACCATCATGCGCTGATCTAACACTAAATCTTGCTGTATCATCAACTGTCATTCCAATTGTCCCTGATCCACCATAAAATTCAACTCCAAGCCCTACAATCTCTGTTGCTGTTGAAGCTACAATTGTTAAAGGTGTTGCATTGATTTTTAAATCTTCATTAAGGTAACTTAAATCATTAGTTGCCCCTAACTTTTTAAATTCAATGTCAGTTAGTGCATAAATATCAACTGTTGTTGCTGTAACAGCTTTAACAATATAAATGCCGTCTTTTAAATCCTCTTCTGAACCTGCTTTAGCTGTAACTGTTGCAATACCAGTTGAAGCAGCCACAATCCTAGAATTATTTCCCACATTTGCAAAATCTCCAACTGTTCCTGTTGCAGAAGCAGCCGTTGTTGTAACTGTTGCCCCTAGAAACAACTCAAACATAAAATCAGGCATTGTTTTAACTGTTGCAGTCCACTCACTAGAAATTGTTTTTGATTCTACGGCCCAAGCAAACTTATTAGAACCACCAAACAATTCTTCAAATTCACTTGATAAAGTCATTGTACCACCACCTAGAACTTTCAAAATACCATAAGGCATATTGTCTGTTATTCTAAATGGGCAAATAGAATGAATACCATAATTAATTCTGTTATATCCAAAACTCATTTTAACCTCACTTTAAATTACTTTTTCTGTTTTAAGATTTTCTAAAAACATTTGTTTCATTAATATCTTTTCACCTTTTTTTAATTTGAATGTTTCTTTTCCAAAACAAAATTCAAAATCTTTTAAAGGTTCAATTTCAACTAAATCTTTCTTTGTTTTTTTACTCACCTTTTTTTCTTCTTTAAATTCCTCTAACATAAAACTATCTCCTTTTAATTGGCAGTTACAGAGGCTTTGATATCAATACCAATTGTAAGAATTATCTGTTTAGATGAATATGGAAAAGCATCAGGCTTGAGACTTGCCATTAAAGGTTTAGCATAATCCCGAAATACATCTGGATTTTTTATGATAACTTGCTTTAAAGCTCTTCTATATCTAAGCAGTTTATAAAGTGTATTAGATCTATCTTTTTCGCCCTTGTCAAAAGTAGCTATTTGAAAAGTCATTGTTAGATCTTCAATGAAATTATCTGTGCTTACTTCTCTTATTGGTGTATCAACTAAACCATAAAGAATAAAAAACCCTGTATAGTTTAATAATCTCTTATCTAATGTTTCAAAAATATATTTGTCTGATGGAATATCTTCTAAAAATAAAACATCACCTGAAACAGCATTTTTATCTGCATTAACTAAAGCAATTTCATTATTTAATTGTGCTTTAAATAATGTTTCAACATCTCTAATCATGTACTCTTCATCATAAAACATTATCGAACCCTACCAGTTAAAATTTGATCTATATGCGTATCTATAATATTAGTCCACCTTTCACGCCTTCCATTAATACTTGAATCATTAGACCTATCAGCAGGCCCCCCATCAATAAAAATAAACTTTCTTTGGGGTAAAGTTTTTCTAGGTCTATCGCTTTGGTGAAATTTTCCATAAGGAACAGAAGATCCCATTTGTAATTCTTTTCTACCAAGAAAAAATATTGAATATTTATGGTTTTTAGAAAGTGTAGAATCTCTTAAGTCACCAGTTTTTCCATATAATATTGGTGCCCATGGGTGCCCTGTTTCTTTTTCTTTTCTATCTTCTGCATTTCGCCTTCTAGTTAGGCCATTACTTTCAATGGTGCTGCCTCTAAAGCCCCCTAATGGGTGATATAAACCCTCAGAAGATAAACTAAATATTTTCTTTTGTGATCTGTAAAAATCAGAAGCAATTAATCTAAAGGGTATTCTAAAATCAGATGTAGCTTTACCTAGTTGATCAAGCTTTTTTTGGAATTGCTCAACATTTTGAATACTCCAATCAAATGCAGTTGATCTTTTAGCTACCATTATAAATGCCCCCATGATTTTTTTGTATTTATTGCTGTTATGTACTCTCTTGAAACACCAAATATTTCCTTTTTCACCAATTGTCAGCCCCTTTAACAAAAATTCTTCCACTTGTAGCAGAAACTTTTATCTGGCTTTTTTGTTCTGATGTACCTAAGTAAGACGCATCAGGCAATTTCATTGTAGGTGGGCACTGTTTGCACGTTTTAGGGTTTATTTCTGGAACTAAGGCATTCATAAGGCTTGATGCTTTTTTACACCACATAGGCTTTTTATCGGCTTCTGAGTAATCATTTAATACATCGTCTACAATGCAGGCAACTTTAAACATTTGTAGTTGTTTTAAAATCTTAAATGATTCTGGATTATCAACTTCAGTAATTGGCGTTGCGTAAAGAGTACCAATTTTTGAATCAATAATTGAAGTTGAATTTTCAATCCATAAATCTAAATCAGTATCGTCAACTGCTGCTTCTGAATTGTCTGCAAAATCTCTAAATAATGATTTAATTTCATCTTTTGTTGCGTACGCCATTTTTATTCCTTAATTTCTTTTAAATACTCTAAAAATTGATTTTGTCCACCTTCAACTTTGTTAATCCTATCTTTTAAATCTTCAATCAACTTTGTATGGGCTTTTTGTTCTTTTATAATCCCATCAGTCTTTTCTTTTCTATTTGTTAATTCAATAAATAATTCTGCAATTTTAATTTTAACAGTATTTAAATCTTCAAAAATACCTCTAAGAAAAAAGGCATTAACAACTAAACATAAACTTATAAAAGCACCTACTAGGCTGATAATTAAAGTCACTGCTAAATCACTGATCATTTTATATCCCTTGTGTCGATGATAACCTCAAACATTTCTTTTTCTAAAAATGTGTTTTCATCAAATATTCTTTTTCCTTTAACTATCTCTTTGCATTTTAAGGCAATTTCTGTTTGATAAGTTTGAAAAACTGCTGCGACCAATTCAAAACAATAATAAGCTTTTCCACCTTTTCTAAATAAATAATCATAAGGTATTCCAACCAATCTTTTTGATTGTTCTTTTACATGATATTTAAAGTCTGACTCATTTCTAATAAATTTAGGTTTGCAAATAACTACAACATCTTTTGTTGTTAAAAATGTTACTAAATCAGTTAAAATAGAACCTTTTCCAACTGACTCTAAAACATAATAAATACCATCATCATTTAATTCACCAACATAGATTCCCGCATGTTTTATTTTTGTTGGGTTTATTAGGTTTGAAAACTCACCTTCTGTTTTTGTTAAAAAAACCATTCCTGTTTCAATATGATCTCGCCATTTATAATAGTCTTTTCCTGTTATTTTTTTACGGCTAAATGGCATATGTATTTTTCCAATAAACCTAATAAATGGGCCTAAAACAGTCAGTAAAAAATCATAAAATTTAATCATACTATTTCCTTATATTTCAAACTCACTTATTAGGTATTGTCTAATAGTTGTTACACCACCAAGGCCTCCAGGAGCTTTATCAAGCCATAAATTATATTCACCATTTTTACCATCACTGTCGTTGTTTTCAAGCTCTACAATTATAGATTTTTTATTAAAATTAGGATCAGCAGGATCAGTTATAGTTGAACTATTTTCAATGAATTTACTAAAGTCTGTTTCGTAGTCATCCATAAAATTCCTACCAATAAGAACCACTGCTTCTTGTGTGTACCCTAGAGGTATAAGCGCCTCACTCATAAATGTAAGAGTAGGTATTTGTATACTGTTAACTAATAGCTTTCTTCTTTTTAAACCTTCATCAATCATATCTGATGTGTTTATAAAATAATATTTAAGAGTTACTTTTGTTTCTTCATTATCAGATCCATCTTCATTTATCCATGTTCTAGTTGTAACTCTACTAGTAGCAAAGCCCGTTGCATCCCTAGTGTAACCTACAATAACTCTAATAATTAGGTTTTCTGGTTCCATTGATGCGTTTAATGCCGAATACCAATCAACTTGAGTTACCTCACCTTTAACAATAGTTCTTTTCGGTATGAGTGATTGATTAAGTTCTTTTTTATAATTTATATTGTGAAAATGTTTACTAGCAGCTTCTTCTTTTGCAAAGGCATAAATTTTAGGCACTGCTAATGATGGATCATTATCATTGAAGTTAACTATAAGGTTATCTAAGTCAGTTTCCTCTTGAGATGTTAATGCTTCTGATAATGTAAACCTTAAACTGTCAGAACCAAATTTTAATACAATTTGTATTTTAGAATTTAAATTTTTTGCATCATTATTAAAATCATTTAAATTTTTTATATCTCTTGTTTTATATAAAAACATTATGAGTACCTCACAAGTTTAGCTGTATAGTTTTTAAGTTGAGCAGTCCCACCTGGTGCTTCTTTTGAAAATCTTAAATTTAGATCATATGTTCCTGCTGCAACATTGCCTAAATCAAAACACTGAGACCTCCACAAAGACTGAGCAGTATCAACTTCTTTATGTTCTTCTGCGTATTCAGGTGTTAAGATGTTTCCATCAAATTCAATATCAAACTCCATATCGTTAATATTAGCATGAGGTCTTACTGCTAGTGAGATATCTAAAAAACAATCTCCTGTTGCAGATATGGTTACTGAGTTTGTATAAATAACTGACTTAGTTGTTGAGTTAGGCAGTGTTACTGTTCCAGTTTCACTTATAAAAGCTTCGACATTCATAGGGCCTGTAGGGCCTTGAATACCTTGTGGGCCTTGTGGGCCTGTAGCACCTGTAGGCCCCACATCACCTTGATCACCTTTTAATGTGTTTTCTGATCCATTATCTAATTTATAATAAGGAACACCATTTAAGTTATACAATTTAAGTCTATTTGTAATAGGTGTATCAGGATGTGTTGATCTTACAGGAAAATTTATAGTTCCATCACTCATAATATATAAACCTCACCATCAATAAACAACTCACCATCAATTGATGGTGAGTGCATTTGTAAAACTTTATCACTTGGAACATTAATATCTTCATCAGAATTAAAAGTTCTTTTAACAAACAGTAATACATCCCAAATATTTGCAACTGTAGCTTGATCTTCAAAATAATCTAACTTGCCTGTAAATGGGTTAAATTTCCAACTCATAAAACAATAACACTCGCTATATCTTTTTTTGATGCCGTAACATAATTAACTTCAAGACTTAAAACTGTTGCTCCATTTTTAGTGTAAGTGTAAATTTCTTGTATTGATGAAGGATAAGAAGCATCAATGCGGTCATAGTCAACACCTATAGCAAGTTCTTTTCCTGTGACTCTTAATCTATCTTTTTTATCTTCTGGTATATCAGCAGCTTCATAAAGTTCAGGTGAGTTGATCAATCCATGACCCATTAATGCTTCCTTTGTAAATCAATTCTGAATTAATCTTCCTTTTTAGCAGGGACTTTTTTTTGTTTTTTAGCTTCTTCAATTTGTTGTTTTGAAATAATCCAATGTTGACAACCTTTTGACTCAAGTTCTTTTGCTTCACTTTCATTAAGTTCAAATGATTTTAATTCAGGGGTTACAACATGTTTTCCAAGTCTAAAAGATTTTTTTGGATGTCTTTTTTTTAATTTCAATTCTATTTTTAAAAGCTTTTCTTTTTTGTTTTCCATTTCTCACCTAAAGTAAAAGCCCCCTACTCTGTAGGGGGGAAATTATTAATTTGTAGTCTTAACCATTTTTTGCCAAAGACCGTAACCAAAACCAACTCTATAATCAATACCATAAGCATATTGTTTTCTCATAAAGCCGTTATCAGAATCACCTTCAAGAGCATTAAAAACTGGATCTTGACGTTTCTGCTTAATAATTGGCTTCATACCATCAGAAATGTCGCCTAGATACCAATCATCAACATCAGATAATCTTGCTGAATATGTGATGTGTGAAATTCTACCTTTCATTCCATTGGAGCTATTGTTTATTTGATCAAGTGTATTTAGCTTTTCAAATTTAGCTTTTAAACTTGGATTACAAACAATACCAATTTTAACTTCGCCTTCGTTCCATGGTTCACCAGTATCATCTAAAAAAGATAACATTGCAGCTTCTGCTGCTTCAATATCTGTTTCTAGTTGAGCTAAAGTTGTTCCTGTTCCTGTTAAAAGGTTTGATTGAACACCTGATTCACCCTCTTCATGAGAAGCTGAAAAAAATGGTTGCCCATCATAACAAAGATCAACTTCACCCGCTGCTACTGCTTCAAAGAAAAGTTTTCTAGGATGTATTCTTGCTTTTCTAGCAAGATCATCAATTCTAATTTTAACATTTCCTAGTTGATCGTCTTTTAAAGCATTTCTACTTACTGACAATGTTCCTTCATAATCTTTATTTTCAATTTCATATTCAAATTCGTTCAAAGATCTTAATTTTCTTTCGTCAACCCATTCTGTCATTGATGGAGATTGACCAAGCCAACCATAATCTTCTTTGTCTGAAGTCGAAACAGTTTCCATAATAAATGGCATTACATCTTTTGGATCTTCAGCATTATTAAATGCTTTAACAAAAGCTGCATTTAGCCCTTTTCTTAATGTTACTAATTCTTTTCCTGCGTATGTACTCATTTTAAACCTTCCTTAAATTAAATTGCTACATTATCAATTCTAACTCTAACTTGAGTTGAAGAGATAAATTCTACTATATAGCCTACTAGTTGTTCGTTAGTTGCTTGAGTAGTTGAAACAGTATCATCATCAGAAGCATAAACCGCTGAACCAACATCAGCTTGTGATAATGAAGTTCCTGACGACATTAAAAAAGATCCCTTTTTTTCAACTCTACAAGTTTTAGCACCTGCTGCGCCTGCGCTATTATCAACTTTTTCATAGGCTACGCCTGCAAACACAGCGCCCGCTTCTGCTGCACATGGAGCAAGATACCCTGCTGCATTGTGCTTTACTAAAGCGCCTTGATAAATAATATCAGATGCAACAACAGGACTTGCAACTAATTTTCCTTCTTTTTCTTTTCTATCTACATTAGCTGTTAAAGCTGCCATAAAAACTCCTAATTACTTATTGTACTTAATAAATTCTTCATCAGATAAACCTAATTGTGCTGCAATTGATTTTTCTTTAGAAGATAATTCTACAGTAGATGTTTCATCTGCATCAGATGTTCCAGTTTCTACAGTATTCATCTTTTCATTCATTGATAAAACCTCAAGCATTCCTTTTCCTTCATTTAAGGCAACTAGTTGTGCTTTGTTGATTTTGTTTTCAGCAAATAATTTTTGATGAACAGTTTTCTTTTCATCTGTTTTAATTTTTTCTTCAAGAGTTTTAACTTTATTATTAAGTTCAACATTTTCTTTTTCTGTTGCACTTAATTTAGTAGTTACCTCTTGGATTTTTCCACTCAGTTCAACAACTTTTGAGTTGTATTCTGATAGATCAATAGTGTTTTCTTTGCTCACTTTGATTTCTCCTGTTTTATTGTTTTTATTATTTAGCTCTACTATTGCTTCCATTTTAAGAAAAGGATAGTTTGTTAAAGCCCCTCCTAAGAGTGTGGCACCATGCTCAGTTCCTTTAAGTGGATGCTTATAGTTAAATCTAAACTCTGGGCTGAAATACCTGTAAGACTTTTCGCTTAAAGCAGTCGTACCTTTTGGATTCCATGCAACTTGACCATAAAGTACTTGACCATCAAATGATCTAAATACATCTTTGAACCACCCGAACGCCTCATTTTTCTTGTGATCCTCATTTATACTCAAGTCAACTCCTGTGACTTTAGACTTAAAATTTTCTTCCATTGATAATAGATTTTCTTCAGTGATTTTTAATTTTCCATAGGTAGGGTGTTCACCTTCAGCAACTCTTGCTATTTCTATTATATGTGGCAAACCTTCAGATAAATTAATTGTTCCAAATTTTGAAGAAAGATTTACTTCGCCTTTTGCATTAAAATTAAAATCTTCAAAAGACATTACTGGCATTAAATCAGCCGCTTTTGCTTTAACGCCTCTTCTAAGTTCAATTTCAATTTCTGTTTCATCATCAAATTGAGAAGATGCAACTAAAGAAGCAATAAACATTTCACCATCATCAACAATGCTTGGTGAATAAAAATAGTTATCTTTTAAATATTCCCTTACTTCTTTTTCTTCTTTAAAAACATCTTTTGAAAAAGACATTTCATAAATCATTGCTGATTCACTTATATTATTTTCTTTTATAAATTCATCTAAAGAGACTTCCATCTCTAAAAGTTTTTGATCTTTAATTTGATCAATTAAAAAACTCATAGTAAGCCCCTTCCTTTGCAAGTTGCACATTCTCTTGTATCTCCATTTGGAGATTCTAAAACACCCATTCCATAACATCTAGTACATGATCTTAATAAATTAAAAAATAAAGTTTTTAGCTTTTTCATAAAGTAATGCTCTTTTTAGCTTTAGCTGTTGGTGATAGAGTAGATATTTCTAATCTATCAATTCCTTTTGATGTTTTTAAATTAGCTCTTAAAAATGATTTGCAATTATGGTGAAGAGGTGGTGAGTACCTTAAACTTTCAGCATCGTTTGTATTAAAAGTTGTTCCTGCTAATTCTCTACAAATAGCAGACTTTGGCGCTATATTCATAAAAGTAAAAGAATGAATTTCTTCTAAAACATCAGGTTCAAAAAAGAATGTTTCTCTACCTTCATTCACCATTAATGCAGAAGCGTTTGTTCCCTTAACCTCAACTTGATTGCTCGATGAAAAACTTAATGCTTCATCTTCCATTGATTGTCTTATAACATTTTCATCAGATGATTTTGTTTCAATAGAAGAAAAACTAAAATCAATTCTCTTTTTTAAATCATTCAATGAATCTTCACTGATTAAATCAGATTGTTTAGAAATTAAAACTTGAATGTAAGTTGGTAACTTTGAAAATTCATTAAGTTTAATTTCATTTACTGAATCACCATATTTTTCAACCATTCTAATCATGTCTTTTTCATGATTGTTTAATTCTACATTTGATTTTGAAGGCACTTCTTTTCTTGCCATTTCTATTGATTTAAAAACTGTGTCTGTTAATGACCTTTTTAAATTTTTTCTAAAATCACTTATACCTGCAATTTTTATTTTGTCTGTTGATTTTTGTTTTTTAGAACTTGGTAGTTGTTTATATCTATTCATCACATCAATAATATATTTTGATGATGCAAAATCTAAAGCGTTTCTAATATCATTTGAAATTCTATTTGCTTGAGATGTTATTAATTTTTTAGGAGTATTAATTTTTTCTTTTTCTGATAACTCAACATCATCATCAATTGTTTCATCTTCAATAACTATTTCATCATCAATTACTTCATCTTGCGAAATTTCATTATCAAGCATTTCGCCTGCTGCTTTTTTAGGTAGCCCATGAGATTTTCTAATAAAATCTTCTAATTGTTCATCAGGGTTTATCACTTTGTTTTTAGTGTACCCTGTTACAATTTCCATTAACTCTTTTCCTGCTTCATCAGCAATTCCATTATGCGCTAGAGTAGGGTATTTTTTTATTTTATCGCCATAATTTAATCTAACAAGATTAGGGATTAGTGAAAGATTTATTGGATCTGTTATTTTGTCTGCAAGATATTCTATTCCATCTCTGAAAAAATCTGCTGAAATTCCTGTTGAAGATCCAACAGCACTATTTCCACCAATACCCATTTCAAGCCACATACCAACTAGTGATCCAGAAATTTCTTCATTCTCAGCTTTGATTGCAACTTGAACTCTTGCAGGATCAAAAGTGTTTGATTGATCAAGTTTTAATTCATAACCATCAGGCAAAATAATGTAAGCATTTTCTGCTAATACATAGGCTTCTAATTGATCAACTGCTGCTTGATACTCAGGAGATTCTAAATCAATATTTGCAGGCAAATTTAAAACAGGAACTCCAATGGCACCTTTTTCTATTCCAATTGCTTGAAGCTGTTTATATAAAAGTTTTCTTTTGTAATTCCCATAAAGCATTCTACAAAATGCAAAGCCGTTATCATTTCCCTTTTTTTCATTGTAAAAAATTAAAAGCGTTTCAGCTTCCATGTAATCATTGACTTCAATATCACCTGATTGCAATTGATGAATTTTTTCTAAAACACCATCTCTTGAAAAAACCCATTTATCCAAAGTTCTTTGATCCCTAAAAGCTAAATTTGCAAGCCCTGTATAATCGCCAAAGTTTTCATCAGATCTATTTTTATGTACAACCTCAAAGACTGCGTGGCCGTGCCATGGGTATGTTAATATTTCATCTAGCTTTGACTTCCAACCATCAGGCATATCATGGAAAATAATTTGTTTAATTAAAGCTGCAACTTCAAGATCAAGTGGATCATCACTAACTGGTTCTATGTCCCAGTTTGCAGATTTAATTGGATTAGAAACAGCATGATATAATTTTCTAATTTGTGAATCAGATAAAAGCATTTTAGCATATTGCTCTTGCCCTTGCTCACCAAGTAGTTCTATTAAATAATCATTTTGGATTGTATCTGCGGTGACTAGTGTTCCTGATTTACCAACTGGCACTAAATGTTTCTTAGGTGAATCTTTTTCCTTAAAATCATTTTCTGCCATCAATAGCCCCGATTAAATATCTAGTAATTTATTATGTTATGGATTTGCGAAATTGTAAAATATTTATGTCATTGTGCAAAGTGATTTATAAAGTTGCGTTGAGTCAATAACTTTTTACTTGCAATCTTTTCTTTTTTGTTGTTGAGCTTTTACCAAATTCATTTCTAAACATTTTCTTTTCTTTGTTTTTATTTGTTTCAGCCATACTAAAATTAGTTGATTCTTCTAAATGCTGAATTGCTTGAGTCATTGAATCAACTTGATCATCATTTTTTCCATTTGGAAAAACTTTTAATTCATTTATAAAATCATTCACCCATGGCGCTATTGATGGATCAGGAAAATAAATATTCCCTGATTTAAATAAAGGGATTTGAGATTCAGCACGTTCAAGCTTTGTTCCATTTGGTTCAATTTCAATTACTCTTTTCACTCCGCTATTTCTAAGCCTATCAATAATTGCAGATCCATTTGCTTTATCCTCAATTAAAATAGCTTTAAAATCAGAATGGTTTTCAATAAAATATTTTACTGCTGTTAAAGTTTTATCAAATCCCATTCTATTTCTAACCATATCAGGAAATAAATAAAAATCACCGTCTCTATTTTTCCCCCACTCAGTGCCAACAACAAAATCAGTTTCCTTATTTTTTGTTTTAGATTTTTCTTTGAATGTCATATCCCATGAATGGCACTTGTAATAAATATCTTCAGGCAATTCAGTATAAAATTTAAAATAACTTTCCTTAAAAATATTCCCCTCTTTTGGTGCAGGTCTTTGTTGGTATTGACCTGCAAATACCATTGCAGACTTTAAGCGCATTTGTTCAAGGTCTAATTCATTGTGTTTAAAACTCCATAGCGCTTCACCTATTTCTCTCTTGTCATATTTACTAGGCCCATTTTCATTTAAGGCAGGTAAATTAATATGTGTAAATTCTAACTCTGTATTCCCATCTAATAAATATCCTGTTGGATCATCTTCATGCACTCTTTGCATGATAATAATCATAGGCGTTTTTTTATCGTTCAATCTTGATTTAAAAGTTTCATTGAATCTATCGTTGATTGATTTTCTAATTGTATCTGATTTTGCATCATCAGGTTTTATTGGATCATCAATTAAAAAAGCACCACTAAATTCTTCAGAACCTAAAACACCCGCCCCAAAGCCTGTAACTTGCCCTCCTGAAGCGGTAGCGCCAAACTCTCCATCTGACTCTGTTTTCCATTTCTTTTTAGCTGTAGTGTCTTTTCTTAAAGGCACATGCCATCTAGCTTGATACTCAACAGATTCAATTATTGATTTAACAGCAGATGAATTTGATAATGCAAGATCATCAGAATATGAGACATGAAAAAAATTACACCTTGAATTTTTAGCGTAGCACCAAGCAGGAAATAATTTGATAACAATTTCTGTTTTTGTATATCTAGGCGGTATATTAATTATTGTGTGATGAAGCTTGCCATTGTAAATATCCATCATAATTTTACAAAGTGCTTTATGGTGCCAATTTATTATAAATGGTTTTATGTATATTGTTTTAAAAACCCAAAGAACAAATTTAAAAAAATCATTTTCTAATTCAAGAGTTTCTAATTGAAAGTCTATACTTTCAACTGAAGGTATTTCAATTGAATTACTTTCCACCATTCTTTTCAGACAATTGTTTTAAAACTAATAATTCTTCTTTGGTTAAATTTTTAAGATTAATAGAATTAGTGTTTTCCATTCCACCAGTTAAATTAATATTAGTTGTTTCTTTTTCTTTTCCAAGTGAATGATTTAAAAACCAGTTGATACCTGTTTGATCTCCTGACTCAATTGTTTTAATTAGTGATTTGATAATCATTGCGTCTATAGCAGGTATGCTTGTTTTTTTAACAAGCTTTTTTAAGTCTGTTAATTCTCTAACTAAATATTTATCAAGCATTGTTTTAAATTGTGTTCTGGTTTTAATACTTAATTCTTTTTCAGCTTCGGTTAGGGTGGGCCTTCCAAAACCTTTTGATTTAGTATGCCCTTTTGTAAATTGATTTTTAGTTTTTCTTTTTTCTGTCATAAAATATCCTATTGATATCCTTTTTAGTTTTCCGCTTGGAGAGTTTTTAAAATTTCACTCATAATTAAATCATAACATTTTTATTTTGTCAGACAAAGAATTTTCTTAATTTTATGAATCATAATTTTTTCACAATTACAAATAATTTGTTTATTTTTTTCTTTGTCAGTTATGAAGAAATATTTTTCTGATTCTTTTTCAAATTCTTTTTCAGCTTCAATAAGCGATGCATCGTAAATGGATTTTAGATATCTTTTATTGCTGTCAGTCATATAACCTCAAAAAGTTGCGGGTGATACTTTGGGTGATAAAATGTCACCTTTTCCAAGTTAACCTCCACAAAAAAAATACATGGTGTTTTTATACATTTCTTTTTACTTATAATGAATTTAAAAAAAAATGTCATTCTGTCACCTTCGCTTTTATATCATGAGGTTAACGCGACTCACAATGTCACTAAAAGTATCACCCGATGACAAAAAAGTGTCACC